ACTAATGGTAATACTAAAACTCTAACAATACCTAGATATAATAAATTAAACAACGCTATTATAAATTTTTATAATATAACATTTCCAGTTCCTACATATGCGAATATTAACAATAATAAAAATCTAGTATTACAAGGAGAATATGGTATAAATTTAATAAGTTCTACTAGAAGTTCTGTTGTACCTAAATCAGGTCAACATATTCCTTATTCTGCGTCATTGCTTGCGACATCTGATGTTTCTATTAGTTATAGTCTAATAAATCCTATTAAGGATATAAAGGGGGCACAATGGACTTATAATTCACTTAATACCAGCGTATATCATATGGGAAGTGTAGGAATTGGAACTACAAATCCCAACTATGAATTAGATGTTCGTGGTAATATCTATACTTCTACTGGAGGAATAACGCAATCAGGTTTAGCAACATGGACTGTTCTATCAGATCGCAGAATAAAAGAAAATGTAGTCAAAGCATCATATGAGAAATGCTTGGATAATGTGAAAAACATAGAATTATACAATTTTAACTTTAAAGATAATTATGTAAGTACAAATGACAGACATCAATTAGGATTCATAGCACAAGAAGTACAAACAGTATACCCAAAGGCAGTAGAAGTTAATAATATAACATTAAATACAGGATACACTAGTGATGTAGGTACAATAGAAAATATATTGACATTAAATACGACGCAAATAAAATATACTTTATATGGGGCGGTAAAAAAATTAATAGAAAAAATAGAAGATATAGAAATGCGCGTAGAAAAATTATATATTAGCACAATATCTTCAAATATTGATATTGATAATAATGAGTAATAAAACTCGTAATATTTATTATTATCTTTTTATCACAAGAATATATATATAATTAACTCCAAACACCTTCTTATTTTACACTATTTTGCTTTTTTCTTTTTTACTATTTTCGAGCCTCCGCCGGCAGATTCAGTGCCTGAACCATCATTTTTTAAACTATTATATAGTTCTGTAAATTTGGTATTATCAAAAGAGAAATAATTAATATAGTATAAATTTAAAAATTCTTCTATTGATAAGTCTTTACCTTTGTCTTTGTTTATTATAGTGATATCACCACCAGAAGGGTTTTTATTTAAAATATAAAACATTTTATCTATTTTTAGATTTTTCACATTAGTTCCTGACGCTAGTTTAGACAGATTACTCGCCGGATCTGGTGTGGCAGGGTCAGGCATAGCAGCAGTAAGAGCACTAACATAAGGTTCGATGTATCCTGTGATTAATATATAGTCAACATCAATTTCATCATCCTTATCATATTTAATTAATAAACCAGATTTATTTTTTTCGTCGGGCATAATATAAATATCATCTTCTTTGCCGTTTAATGCGATATTGTTCTTTTTATCTAATTTTATAGAAAGTGAGTAGTAGAATTTAGAATAGTCTTCGGTTTTTGATTTATCGGTTTTTGATTCATCGATTTTTAATAATGTTAATACAGCATCTGTTTTATCAAACATGCTCTTTATATCTCTATTTTCATCCGAATTATCATATAAATTAATTTTATTAATTAATACTTTCATTCTGCTTCCGCGTTTTTCAGTAGGAGGAGATTTTTCTATTTGAATGTTAGTTATGCTATTAATAGCATCAGTTATAATAGTAAATTCTATTGTACGTACTTTAGTAATAGAAGAATCCGCCATTATATATATTATCTACTTATATAATATATATAATTATTTAAATTTTGATAATACGCATATTATTTGAAAAATAATATATAAATTTATAAAGTAAAAGCGCTGAATGGTATATAAAATATAAATTATATATTAATAAGTGAAATGGATATTAATCTTTTAATATTAAAAAGAGCGGAAGAAAAACGAAAAAAGAAGAATGAAATAATGAAGAGGATGCGAGAAAGAAGAGGGGACGAATTAAAAGAAAAACAGAAAGAATACAGAAAAGTACATATTGAGAAGATGAAGAAAAATACAGAAATTCTCGTATCTCCGGAAACTGCTAAAGAATATTTGGAAGAAGTACCAATCAATAAGGTATTAATTAAGAAAGATAAGGGTATTCTAATTAGTAGAGCGGAAAAAATAGGAATTAAGGGAGTTAGAGATAAAACCGCAGTAGATTATATTAACAAAATATCTATTATACATAAAATATTGTCTAAAAATGAATTAGACAAGGAACTTTTAAAAAGGATATTAACTGGTAAAGAAAACGAGGGAAATGAAGGAAATGAATGTAATGAAGGAAATGAATACAATGTTGAAAATCTTATAAAAAATATGGAATATATATATGACGTGGATAAGATAATAATCGCTATATATACAAAATATTCAAACGTATATTCGCGCAAATGTCATATAGCGTCATTTATGACATTGATATCATATCTGCCTCCTAATATTAATAAAAACGGGGTAGCGTCTTACGAAATTATTAGAAAAAAATTCGAAGAACTTCAAGAAGAGATATACGAAGAGAGAGGTAAAAATAGGAAGGCGATTAATGAAGAAAGTATTGATAATTTCGAAGAAGAAGAAATTATGAAAAATTATGCGAATCTTAATATTGACGAAGGATTAATATATGTATTTTACACATTACAACCACCGCGGCGCGTAGAAGATGTTCAATTAATAACCTTAATAAAATTGAAAGACAAAGACTATTGCGAAGGCACCGAAGGCACTTACAGCATATATGATAAATTAGATAATGACAAGAATTATATAGTAGTTGATGGGGACAATAATCCTCGCGAGATAGTGTATAATAAGTATAAGACAGACCATATATATGGAAGACAGATAATTACGATAGTAAATAATAATTTAAAAAATATTATTAGAACATATATTTTAGCGCATTTTTTAGAGGATGGTGATAAACTATTTATAAAATACAAGAATCCTTCGTCGTTTTGTGAGGCAATTAAGAGAATATTTAGTAAGATATATAACAAAAAAATAACACTAAATAATATTCGCCATTCTTACATTACTTGTACAATGAGAACAGCGCATAATGCTAATTTTTTGAAAAATCTTGCGTTATTAATGGGACATTCTACAAACGAACAACTGTTATATAAACGATTAGAGTAATATAATAGTAAAAAATGATGATAACTGCTTAATTTTTATAACTTTATAATTATGATATGTCTTGTTAAAACTGATAAATCTTTTTTGAATATGTTCTCGTATAAAAATCATAAAGATGTTATTGATAGATGTATTGAAGAAGTTAAAGATTGTCTTGATATTAAACCATCAATAAAATTCATGGGTAAAATAGTACATCAGCAACGGGATGTAGGATTTTTTTCTAACGAAACATTCGGTTATTATTATTCTGGAAAACTAGCAGAATCAAAACCATTAAAATGTAATTTGCTAGAATTATTGAAAATTGTAAATACGCAATTTGCGGCATCTTATAATGGTATTTTAGTAAATAGATATAACGATGGTAATAATTATATATCAGACCATAGCGATAATGAAAAAACATTAGATGATATAGGTGTTATAGCGATATCTTATGGTGCTGTTCGTAAATTTCGCATACGCAACAAAATAACAAAGGATAAGATAATTGATATACCAACTACCTCTTATAGTCTGATACAAATGGGAGGAGATTTTCAAATAGAATTCACTCACGGAATTCCCATTGAAAAAAAAATAAAAGATATAAGATATTCTTTAACATTTAGGAAACATATAGAATAAAAACACATATAAAATATGATATAAAATAAAATATATATTTATATTGTATAAATATAAGATATGACGGAACATATAACATATGATTGGTATTATGATAGTCGCGAAAAGAAAATATCGTCTGTTATAAAAAATTATGATGAAATTATAGGTGAGTTTTCGCTCATTTTAGGAAAGGGATTTCCCAACCAATTATATATTGATGTTAGCGAAGAGTATCAAGGAAGAAGATACTCGAGTATTTTATTGAAGAATTTTCACGAATATATATATTATAATTGGAATAATAGCAGAGGTATGTATATACTAACAGATAATAATAGAGCATCGCGTCCGTATATAGAATTAGATCAAGATATGTTAATTTACATAGACTCGGATGTTAGTGGAAATAGCAGAGGACCTTCTTTTTGGCGTAAAATAGGGATGACTCCCTCGAGATACTCTACAAAATCATCGCATTCGCGTAGAACTGTAGATTCATATGGATACGAACTTTCAATAACTTTAAGAAAATTATTACAAAAAATAAAAAATGCTTAATAAGCGCGCATATAATAATTATTAGAAGATTCTATGCTAGTACCTATGCGGGTATTATGCGGGTACTACACGGGTACTACACGGGTATTATGCGATTTTATATAGTTTTTGTTCATCTGTGGAATGCCCCATCATAGATGCTAGATTAGATATATAGTTTACAGTTCTAATGGTTCTCAACTCCCAAATTATATAAGAGTCGCGAATCTTATTAATTGTTATACTTTTATTATATATCTTACTAAATATTCTCTTAATCGCTACATTAAATGTTGTGGGACTATTGTATTTATTGAATAGTTTATCACCGTCCTTTAAAAAATGTGCTAAAATATATGTTCTTATAGCATTTTTAAGATTATTATTAGTAATTATTATAGACTTCTTACCATATATATTGATTGTCTTGTACTTATTATATACTATCTCGCGAGGATTATTGTCGCTATCAACTATAATATAGTTCTTGGCATTATCTAGTTTATCATAATCTACTTCATCGGCACTCGCGATTTTTTTAATATGTATTAAATAAACATCATCGTACCTTCTAGGAGGTTGTAAAGTATAGAATAAATATATTAAGGCATCATCAGCATCTATATTTGCGGTATTTTGGATTATGTCTTTTTCTTCAAAACTATCAATAAATTTTTCGACATTAGGGTTAATTACTATATTATCATTGTTATCATTAGTTCCGAGAATACCATGTATTTCGCTATTAATTTCTTCAAATTTATTTCTAATTTTATCATAATTATCCTTGTGTATTGAGGGTAAATATGAAACGAGAGTGAGAAATGATGATATATGTGCCTTTCTAGATTTTAAATTATCATATTTATCCTCTATTGCTTTTATTACTTTCCCAATATCCTCGATATATTCCATATTATTTATTAGAATACGCGAATCACAATCATCGTATTTTCCAATTAATATTTTTTTCAAAACTGTTTTATCTAACTCTTTTTTGGAAATTATTTTGTGGATTATATTAATCTTACTAATATAATCGTCTGCCGTTTTTTCTGATACACCTTTTATTCCTGTTTTTTCTGCTCTGCTAATTAATTCTCCGTCATTCTTCTCAATTTTAATTACATCTTTTTGTACAGGAACATGCGGTAATATTTTTGGTTTCTCTTGTTTCTCTGGTTTCTCTTGTTTCTCTTGTTTCTCTTGTTTCTCTTGTTTCTCTGGTTTCTCTTCTTCTTTCTTAATTGCTTCTAGGGCGTCTTGAATTTCTTTTTTCTTTTTTTCACGATGTATTTTGGCATATTCGCGCTGTTTCTCTTTCAACTCATCTCCGCGCCGTTCTCTCATTTTTTTCGCCATTTCGTTTCTTCTCTTCCTCTGCTCCTCCGCTTTTTTTAATGCTAATATCGCTATATTCTTTTCCATGACACTTACTCTACTTACTCTACTTATTCCCTTATATTATAAATATAGTAGGTTTTTATATCATATCAATTTTTTATATTAAGAAAAATAATATGATAAATAATGTAGAATTTACATATACAGACCTTTATATAACTATTTATTGCGCGTTTACACCCTTGAAGATTTAAAATAGAATATATATATATAATGGACACTAACATATATAAAACCCTTGTTGAAACAGCATTTCAAAATGCGGAAAATAATATATCAAAAATTACAAATGATATTATTGCTATGGAAGGTATGTCTGGAACTAAAACAAGGCACTTTTATAATAATTTGCTAACACTAGAAAACGCAAAATATTTAGAAATAGGTACATGGAAAGGTAGTTCTGTATGTTCTGCTATGTGTGGAAATAAAGCCAAGATAATCTGTATAGATAATTGGAGTGAATTTGGAGGCCCTAAATCAGAATTTTTAGTTAATTTTGAAAAATTCAAGGGAGAAAATGATGCGACATTTATTGAAAACGACTGTTTCAATGTAGATGTTTCATCATTACCAAAATTTAATATCTATATGTATGATGGAAATCATACAAATGATAGTCATTATAAAGCATTATTACACTATTATAATTGTCTAGATGATGTATTTATTTTTATAGTAGATGATTGGAACTGGAAAGATGTTAGAGATGGAACATTTAACTCAATTAAAAAATTGAACTTAAAAATATTATACGAAAAAGAGATTAGATTAACATGGGATAATTCACACACTCTTCAACCTCTTGCGCAAGATACATGGTGGAATGGAATTTATGTCGCTATTTTACAGAAATAATCAGTATTTATATGTAAAAGATCTAAAATATCATAAATTATTTACATCACATATAATATTTTAGTTTTTATGAGAATTAATTAAAAATTTTATTAGATTTAATGCGGAAACATTACTATTTATATCATGATAATTAATTAAAAATTGTATTAGATTTAATGCGGAAACATTACTATTTATATCATGATAATTAATTAAAAATTTTATTAGTTTCAAAGCATCATCATCGGTATTATCATTCAAAGTATCAAATACGTTGCTTAAGTTTCCCTCAACAATATCTAATAGAGAATCATCTGTCTTTGTATTTGGATTATTTATTGTATTTTTAGATTCTTTTATATTCAAAGTATCAAATGCGTTGCTTAAGTTTCCCTCAACAATATCTAATAGAGAATCTTCTGTCTCTGTATTTGGATTATCTTGAAAATTTATAGTAAAACTTATATTACCATCTGAAAAGGAATATGGTTTATTATCTTTTAATAGCCATGTAGTAAAATAGTCTAAACTGAATTCTAAATTATACCCAACAATGTTTCCATCGCTTTTTATTGTCAAACTTATATAATATTTTGGTTCAATGCTATTTAACCTGTATGTTAAATAAATAATAGTATTGGGAGATGTTGCTGATTTATAAATGTATTGTAGGGGGGTCTCATTATGTAATGTATATACACCATTAATATTTTTTTTTTCATCTTTATTATTATCAGAATATTTAGTTTCACTTATAATTAATGCTTTATTATTCGTTTTAAGCATATTAAATATGTTATTGATAATTTCTATGCTTATCCTATGATACCTATGATAATCAGCAACACTACTTGCTTTTGTATCTGCTGCTGCTTCTGGTGTTGGTGCTGCTGCTTCTGGTGTTGGTGCTGCTGCTTCTGGTGCTGCTGGTGCTTCAAATGTGTTTTTTTCTACTATCATTGCTCCTGTTGATATTGTTGCTAGTCCTTCTTTTAATCGTTTTGTTATTTCTGCTACTGCTTCTGTTTCTGCTACTGTTTCTGTTTCTGCTGCTGCTTCTGGTGTTGGTGCTGCTGCTTCTGGTGCTGCTGGTGCTTCTGGTGTTGGTGCTGCTTCAAATGTGTTTTTTTCTACTATCATTGCTCCTGTTGATTGTGTTGCTAGTCCTTCTTTTAATCGTTTTGTTAGTTCTGCTGCTGATGCTTCTTTTACTTGTTGTTTTGCTGCTTCTTTTTTATCATTAAAATATTTTAAAATAATTTCATAATCTTTATTGTAATATAGTTTTGTAGAATCATCTTTATCTTGATTTTTTTTATCTATTATTTTTTCAAAATTTTCTAACTGACTTATTTCAGTTTCTCCATAAGTTTTTTTATAAATAAAAATTATATTAATATAATTAGATTTTTTATATTGATATAATATATTTTTTATATTATCACGTTTAGATACAATTATTATATCGTCATATTTTTTGTATATAATTTTCAATATATATTTTAGATTATATTTTCTATTTATTTTAAATTTTTTTATAATTTTGTTAGCATTGTCTATATAAATTATATAATTATTAAAACTTCTTAAACTTATATCTTCGTCCATATATTTTGCTTTTGCTTTTGCTTCGTCTTCCATTCTATAACCGACTTTATATCGTACTTGTATATAATCCGCAAAATTATCCACAGCAAATATATACTTCTCATTATTTTCTAAATTATTTATAATTTTTTCGTATATTTGTGAAGTTATAGCAGATTCTTGTTCAGTTCGGTTGAGAGGTGTAGAATCAAGAGAACTCGCTTCTGACGACGATGATTCTGATGTTGTTAAATCTGTTTCTTCACTAGTTGTTCTAGTATTAAAAGTATCAAAAACTTCTTTTAAGTTTTCCTCAACAATATCTAATAAAGAACTATCTACTTTATCTCGTATTGTTTTATCAGATTTAAAAGTATCAAAAATATCTATTAAGTTTTCCTCAACAATATGTAATAAAGATTCCTTTTCTCTATCTAAATTCTTATCAGACCAACTATTATCAGATTTAAAAGTATCAAAAACTTCTGTTAAGTTTCTATCGACAATATCACCTAACATATCACTGTGTGCTACTTTAGTATTAGAAGAGTTTTTTCTTCTTAATGGGCTACTTGGGCGGCTACGTGGGCTACTTGGGCGGCTACTTGGGCTACTTTGGCGCTCTTCTAATGCTTTTGCTGCGCCGTGTAATATATTTATCTTAACTTTAAAATATTCTTTAGTTTTTTTTTCTATAAATATTTCTTTCAAATTTTCAGACAAATTTTCAGAAGATATTACGAATCTCTTCATAAGAAGAGATTCGTTTTCATAACATTTATTATAATATATATTATATTTATGTTCATATATTTTATATAAAATATATAAAGATTCGTCCTTATAAATATAAATGCTATCATATAACTCGTATTTAAAAGTAATATTATAATAATTATATATGCAATCTGATAATCTACCAATACTAACGTCTTCACCAAACTCGCTTTCAGCACTCGAAATGCTATCAATTATATGTGTTTTAAATTCTGTGAAAAAAAATTGTGTTTTATTTACGTCTGCTGTATCTATCGGATATGTTACAGCAAAACTATTATCTTTGTCGTATGAATTTAATAATTTTATAATATTATTTGTTAATTTATCAAAAAATGTATTATATTTATTTAAAACAGTTTCTAAAACAGTAATTTTAGAAGTACCCTGGCCATTATCAACTAAATTATCTGCGCGTATATTAACAGCATTTCCTAAATTGTCGTCGTAATTATCTAATATTTTACTTTTATATTTTCCATCAATTTTTTTAATATTTTCAACTATATTCAAATAATAATAATAAATCCTATATAATATATATGATATAAAATTATTTTTTTTAACTGTATCCTTGCCTATATTATTTTTGATGAAAACTCTATATAATTTATTAAGGAATATTATGAAAAATGTTGTATTATCTGTTTTTTTATTAAAAAATATAGGTTGTTTTACATTATTAAAATTATTGCGAATTTCATTAGTAAGGTTATAGGAAAATATTGATTTGTTATTACTTAATAAAATTTCTATATTTTTATCATCGGAATCATTTATTTTTAATCTTTCTTTATTTATAAGTTCTGCTTTAATTTTCGCATCAGATATTATTTTATTTATTATAAAATCTTTTACTGTTATATCTCCTCCTTCTTTATGAATTTCATCAATTAAATTTTTTACATCAGATTTAAAAGTTCCTACATAAATTCTTTCTATAATTTCATTTATATATTCATCTGCCAAATAATTAATAAAGTTTTCAACATCTGATTTTCCAACAACTAAAAACTGTTTACCATTTACATAATGAAAATAATCTGATGTTATTTGAGTTATAGATAAATTTTTTATTTCATTTATTTCATCTATTTTAGCAGTTATTACTAATTTTCTATCTTTTGATGTAGTAGTAGATTTATCCATTGAATCAAAAAAATTTTTTAAACTGTTAGAAATTTTACTTGAATTTTTTAAAACATTAAGAATTGCATTTAACTTTTGTATATCATCATCTGATATATATTTTTGTTTATATAAATCATATTTTGTCATAATATTAAAATTAAAATCAGATAACTGTATAAATTTAAAAATATTAAATTTAATTTTATTTAACTCACTCTCATCAAATTTATTATTATTAGTAGCATTTAATAATAGTATATATGATAATATATCAGATTTTTCAATATTTATTTTTCCTTCTATATTACCTTCTGCGCTTAAACCTTCAATTAATTTTTCTTCAAAATTTTTTTTAGCGCTAGTTATATTTTGCGTCATTCATTAATATAATATAATATTATAATTTATAATTAATATAATTCATTTAATTTATCTAATGCTGATTTATATAATGTGTTATATTCTTCATCAGTACCATCTATCTCATCATATTCATTTTTTATAGCATCACCAGCGTCATCTTCTGTAATTGAAAATATTGTCAAAAAATCTTCTAATTCATCATCAGAATATTTTGTTATTTTATTATTTCTTTTGTATATAATATTATAAAATTTCGAAAACTTCGTTATATCAAAATTTGTTGGTATTGAATTATTATTCTTAATATAAACTTTAAATGATTTATCGGTTTTTACTATTACAAAATGGTTCATTCCAGGTAATGTTTTAAATTTGTCATAGACATCAGTAATATTTATACTATATTTATTAAATACATATATATGTTTATCGTCATTTAAAATAGATTTATATGTTATATCATCATCGTCGACACCATCAATATAATCTGATACATCTATATTAATAACAAATTCTATATAAGGAGTAGTATCTTCTTCTGTTTTACCAGGAATATCATATATTCGCAATTCAACGTTATCTATAGTTTTATTTGCGCCACCGCGTATATTTTTTTGCGAATAAACACCTCTATATTTTTTTATAGGATAATATTTATTTTTATCTTTAATATACTTTTTATTATTTCCGTCTAAATATATATATTTCCTAACACCAGAAACATAATCTATATGCGAACGTGCGTACATAATATATTATCTATTATAATATAATAATATAATAATATAATAATATAATAATATTCATAAATTTATAAATTCATAAAAATAAGATATCTTAATGTAAAGATTATTATAAACCCAGTGGTTTAATCCATATAGGAACACAAATATTATCATTTTTAACAGTATGTGAAAAGAAACAATTACATTTAAAATTACAATATTTACTTCTGATTGGTTTCGTCAGGGTAATATTCTCAACATTAGAAGATAATAATAGACCACGCGTTTGTTTTTTAAAATAAGGATTTAACCCGCCAATATATATAGCGTGTATGAAAGATATATATACTATCAGGGATATGATATTTAGCATTATTATATATAAATAAAATTATATATTTATATATAAATATGCCAACAAAAACTCAAAAAACATATTTTATAATGACAAACAGTAAGGGAGATTATGGATGTATTACCTTTACTGATTACGAAATGTATAAACAATGTTTAGATACTTACGATAAACTAGGGTGGATAGATGGATAATATAACATAGGGTATGCTTAAAATATATTATTTATATAGAATATGGTTGTAAATATTGATAATGATAAAAAGGAGAGGACTATATCAAATATACTTAAAAATAATAAATTAACT